TAATTAATAGGGGTTGGGGTTGACCCTTTTAAGACAAAACTTAAAAGTCCCTCTTACTTCAGGCTTGAACACCCTGATAAGAAAGTAGAAGAAGGTTTATTCTTTTTCCTAATAGGAAAAATTAGTGATCCTTCAACGTCAGTTCCCTTTCGGGATCTAACTCTACTTGAGTCACTTCACTCAATAAGTCAAATTCGTGAACGAATTTTTCTTTCAGACCTGAAACATCATAGATGTTTTCGGTTGATCCCCTTACTAAAAGTTTGGAGATCGTGTGGAGACAATGCATTCTGTACTTAAAGTTTCGCGTATCCCTGATACGTGATTCTAAGGGTAAGAAACTTTGAGCAAACATTTCAACTTCCTTGAGCATCTCTCGGATTTTGACAATGATTTGTTGAGGTTCACCGTCGTGATCGATCCCTCTAAATATATAGGGATTGATCTTGTCATTTTTGCAACGAATTGCCAGGCCTTTCGTCAGGTTAGTGATATAATCTAATGGATTATTCTCAAACAACCTTGGATCGAACCAGCGTTCGTCAACAACAGGTAATGCTCTATTTTGATAATAAGTATTCTTATCATCTTTAAGATCAGCTGCGAGAAGACCTAAATGTTTCTCTATAAGAGACCATTCTCGGTCTAGCAAGCTTAGCAAGAGTCCGATCGTTATAACGACCGAATCTTTTGATCTAATGAAAAGTTGTAGTTGTTCCAGCCTATAGCCGGCTTCACTATCAACTTCGCTTACCAGTTGCTGCAAGAGCTCTCCTGCTTGGGTGATATAGGTATCAGTACCAAAAGTACTGAACTCTAATATTGACATTTTAGCCAATTCCTCCAAAAGAAATTTCTTTCGGTCGAAAATCTTGACTTTGGTCAGTCCCAAGACAATGTTTTGGACCAGATCTTTTTCAAGACGTTGGTTAAGATGTTCGATAAGTATAGGCAACATAAATATATTTTGCTCAACTTCTCGACAAAGACGACTAGATATCCGAGAGACATTTTGTCCCTTCGAAATGTTCATTGATACAAATTCCGCTACGAGGTTTTCCTTTGTAGCATGTTTTGATTTCTGAGCATTGATGGTTATCCCAATCCGTTCATAGAATTCTGTGAACTTCTTTTGTGGATCATAAATCCAGAGGTCGTCACCAATCTTGTTATAGGTTGCTTGTCTTTGACCCGCAGTTCTATACCAATCTTTATACTCACTATTGTAATATTTGCCATGGGCAAATTCAATTAACAATAGATCAGTCAGAGTAGCAATTGCGAACGAGGCGTGGATTCCCATTCCTTGTCCAACAGCATATCGTGTTATCTTGCCTGTGTCAGACACATGCCAAGGACACTTTACAACAAGTTTATACCACTCATTGGAAATATCCTTTGAGTATAGAAACTCAAGAACATCTTTTTGAAGTATTGCTGGTAGTCTGTCGGTCCAATTGGACGCATCGATGGAGGCAATATCTTCCCTCAAGAACTGTTGTAGTTTTCTGAAACCACCTTGGTGATCAAAGATATTACAATTGTCGGAATACTTTAATTTGATAATTTTAAGTATATCCTCTTCAAGAGGTTTAAGTAAGGTCTGTGTGTAAATATCACCGATAGCAATGCTTCGGCTCTTATTACCACTATCAGGGACACTTTCTATTTTTCGGAGTGTTGGATTTTTGATCCTTCTTTCTCTTACTAAATTAGGAAGATCGTTTACCTGGGAACCGATCTTAATAACCATGTTACTAAGTTCTTCGGCACCTACCAATGAGCAAAGCTTATTGAAGTGTTTCCATAGTGGGGAATCTAATAGAAGTTTTGCTTCTACATCGATATTATCCCATCTTGGTTTTCCCAAAGGTCCTGTCGTATTGTTTCTTATCGAGGGTTTCTGGTACCAACATTTTGATACCTTAATCCCCCATTTAGGAGATTCAAATTTGGCTTTAAGGAATTCCCTAAAGTCAGATCGCATCCAGTTCAAATTTGGACCGGGTTGCTCAATAGAATCTAGATTAATTTCAGAGAAATCACTAACCATTCTTGGAATGGATAATATAGTTCTTATGATTTGATCATAACGATACGCCTTCTTGTTCTCTTCGGTTATTTGATGGAAAAGAGGTCTGAGATGGTCTAAACAGTTAGGCCATCTATCGATCTTTCCTGTCGATATCCGGTTGTCGTTTATTGGTGGATTAGTCCCCTCTAAACATTGAATGCTGTAATTAGCTATGGCCTTGTATCTCTGAGTACCAAATTTGATACCCAGGTTCAAGATTAGATCATTATGCATGGCAATATGATCACTAATAGTCTCCTCAATAAAATTTGGCTTAGCCAATTTCTTGAATGTAGAACCCTGGAATAGCCTTTCTTCATTAAGTAAGGCATCCTCCAGAAGAGTAGATAGAATATGAGTGAGTAACTGGAAATTTCCTTTTACCAAGCCCACTTCTGAAACTGAAGATTGTTTGACCTTTTCCTTTTGGGATCGGGTTTTAACGACTTTGGATTTAGAAATTTCACTTTCTAAGGTTTCCTTAAGTAATTCCATATTTGGTTTTATTTATCGTGATCTTAGTTTCTTGTATACGCCCTTACTCCTATGGATAAGGTTTTTGTTATACAAGACCCAAGCATGCCAAAAATGACAAGCTGAGAATCCTAACAGATGATCAGTCTGCTGCGGGTAAC